ATGCCAACGACTACCAACATCAACAGTTGTCATTATCTTCGGTTTCTCACTCATAGTAAACTACTATCAAATCACTTGAATAGTATCTCCTTTATTTTAAACATTTAGTGATTTAGGGAGGTATCGAGCCTCCCTAAACCGTAATCTATATATGACGCTATTACCTCGTCAATTTAAGATTTATGCAGTTTCGCCGCCGCCGGCTATTCCACCTCCCTGTATAGCCCAGTACTTGAGTTATACTGCGATGGGTCTAAACCGATTCCACCGATTGTAGCCGTATCCTGACTAGCAGAATTACCTCGAACATATACTGTAACAGTGCCACCACCATCGACATCTTTCACCTTCAGTATATGAGAACCAGCAGGTACAGTACATTCTTCAGCAGCTTCAGTAGTTGCAATCAACTCATAAGTATATGAACTAGCTGCAACGCCCGCACCTATACCTACATCACCAGCATTACTTGCAGTATACACTTTCACATCTTCAACTGGAGATACTATACATCCAGCACCAGAAAGTACAATGGTATCAGACGCTGCAGAGTCTAAGGCCTGAGTATACTTGGTAAAGCTACCGGCTTTTGATTTTGTCCAAGCCATTAGTTACCTCCTAACTGAACTTCAGGATAGCGTGAGTTTCGGGAAGACTGATTTCAAGACCAGCTTCGGTCAAGATCATATCTTTCCGGCCATCTACGTTATTATTCTGAACATTCGTGATAATGTGTGTATCACGAGATACACCATTACCAACCAACGGTCGATAAGCTACATTTTTCATGTCAACTGCCATCGCATAATCTTCCCACATTCCACGAAGAAGTGGATCAGCTACGAAGTGCAGTTTCCCGAAAATAGTATCAACTATTGTAACATCATGCCCAAACTTACCTGGGATGCTAGTCACATCTAGTCTATACTGGGAAGCACCAACTGTGTTATTCATGAAACTACCTGAACCCATTTTGTTCAAGTAAGAAAGAATCTTTCTTGAACATAGAACAAGTTTGTTTCCTGAATTCCCGCTTTCAGGTGCGAAGAAATCTTCCATCGCATCCAGAAACGCGTCATACCCAGAACTAGCATAAGTAAAATTATAAATCTTACCATACTGCTCTGTGTAAGGTAGAATACCCCATGTATATCGGATAGGACCGTCATCTGATGATGTTTCATCAACATCTGCGGAACCAATACCCATTAGAAAAGCCTCTTCAAGGTCCATCTTGTGTTCCATAAGCTTTTCTTGCCATACACGTTTGTATTCATTAGCCTTGCCACGGTACTTTGTAGCTAGCGCTGTACCAGAATAAAGAGGAATTGCTGTCTTAAAAATCTGGACATATCCTTCTCTATCGTACAGTTTATCTGCCCAGCCTTCAGGATCAATAGACCCTTCAGCCCAGGCACTTCCAATCACTTGACCTTTAGCGTCTTCTTCAAACTCATATGTTCCAGCTGCTAAAGCCGAAACAACGAGATTCGCCTCACCTGGAGATGCTAGGTCGACGTCTGTTATTTTGAAACGTAACACACCATCTTCCTTACTCTGTATAGCAATTACTTGCCCTGGGACAAAAAATAACGGCTGTTGACCAGCTTCGACTCTACCATACTTGTCGTATCCACAATCAACAGCTATATTCATAGAATCTCCAAGTGCGTACGTAGCGCCTCCAACGTCGTCTACTACATCAAAATTCCGTCGCTGCCATTGATGACGCTGTTCAAGAAACTTGAAAACAGGATCATCCGTTGACTTCTTCGAAACCTTGGATAGGTAAGTGAAGAAAGGAGACTGCTGTGGTGCAAGCTCGGCTATTCTTTCACCGAAATTAAATAATCGGCGACTATCGTTTATACTTACTGATGACGATATTCCTAAGCCAGCAGAAGTACTATATTGATCAGCCATAGTTAAACCTCCTTAACTATTTATTTTACCACGGATTTTGCTTATCAAAATCACCAATAAGCTCATCCATTATCCGGTCTTCAGCAGTTTTATCAGTCTGCCGATTTACCCCGGATACTACTCCCATCGGACTAGGAATTTGTTGCGCCCTACGAGTCTGCTGAAAAGCAGGGCTCGGTTTAGGAGCATTAGTCCCAGTCCCTCTATCAAGGGAGTACAATTTCCAAAGATTATCCACAGTCAGTGAATCTGGAGAAGACATTACTTGAATAAACTCATCTATGGTAGCATCATCAGCATTATATTGCTTACGCACGTGCTGGCGAATATCATCCACCTGCTCTTGCTGTCTAGCATATTGCTGTAAAGCTTCTTTTTCGCGATTACGCTCTTCAATGATCTGGCCACGTTCAAAAACAGCCATTTCTCGATCATACTCGCTCCTAAGATTACCATATTCATCCATATTATCTCTCCATTCTTCAACAGCGTCAAGGTATATTCCAGACTCCGAATTAGGGTCTTCATAAGCTTCTACTCTGTTGTAGTGCACTGGTTTCTGCGGCTTTTCCGGCGGAGGTGGGAATTCAAAAGATTCCTCTTCTTGCGGTATCCCCTGTTCGGGGGTCGCAGATCGTTGAATAAGCGTATTAACCTGTCCTTGAAGCATTTGATTAGTTTGCTTTATTTGTTCAAGTTCATTACCGCGCTTATCAGCCTCGGATTGCCAGTATTGATATCGAACTTGTTCATTATCAAGTGGCGGCTCTTGGCTTTGAGGTGCTTCTGGTTGTTCCTCGGGTATATCAGGGGTAGCAAATCTTCCAAGTGAATCGCGTGGTCGATCTGGTGTTTCCGTGATAGCCGTTTCTTCCGGTTGTGTGAACGGGCTTTCTTCTGTCAATTCAGAGGCATCCCGTGATCCGAAGATTACATCGTCTACAATAGAATCCTCTTGGGGGGTATCTACTGTTCTATTTTCATCCATCGTTTACCTACCTTTCGGACTGCTCTTCCTAGAGCGTGAAGAGGTTGAGCCCTTTTTGGGTTCTTTGGAAGCCTCTCGGACTTCCTTTTGTACTTGCCCTAGTGCGTCATCAAGGCGTTTCTCGAAGATTGTCCCTGCTGCTTTCGCTTTGGTAGAGGTCGAATCTAAATCACCCTTGAATTTTTCAATTTCTGCTTTTTGCTTAGCATGATATACTTCACGCTCACGAGTCTGTAAGTCACCCTGCAGTTTCTTAATAGTCTGTGTCGCAGATTGTAATTGTTGCTGAAGTTGTGCTATAGCATCTGTACGCTGTAGGACACCCTCAATATCGAAGACTTCCGTCTTCTTTAAAACTTCTTGCTTATCTATTATCCCATTCTTATAAGCATCCATGTATAACTCAAGTTGAGCATATCTATTTGTTGGCAATGTAGAACCTGTCACTACAATAACATCATATTTACCAACACTAATATCATTAATAACTACAAAATCACCCTTATCATCATACATCTTCTTATTAATCATATATTCGCTCATAGCATTATTAGGCTTTAAAAGTCTCACAACTTTCTCTTCTTTATAAAGCTTCTGCATTAATTCTATCGCGACAATAGCAGTACGCTTAAGTCCATATTCTATATCTGCTAGTTTGCTTTTAATTTTTCTCTGGCCAAATTCATCTAAACTTACTGTTGCTTTATATGTATGGGGTGCTACCTGTGAATTACCCATCATCATTTCATACAAGCCGAGTTGATGGTCTATATCTTGTTTTGCAGTGTTCTCATTTTGATATAACTCATTTGGAAGTGGTGCTGGTTGCGCTACAATAGGATTCCCCATATCAAAGTCAACTTCCATTCCGACACCTGGCTGTGCCCACTTCTGTTCGAATTCGGTCATATCTACTGAGCCTGCTGGGAGCAATACTTTTAAGTTAGTAGACGTCGTAGCATGCGCAATAATAAGGGAGCGTGTCTTATTTATATATTCTTGGACTCCTTTTACCATTCTAACATCACTTACTGGATATGGTGTACGAGTATGCATATTCATAAAGAATACGATGGGATAATCCCCCGTTGGAAGAATACGCTCATACAAAAGCTTATCACCCATTATTACTTCCATTTTGACTCTCTTTGTAGATATTTCAACATGTTCACATTCACCACTTTCAAGTAAATCTGCATGGGTTAATTCTTCTATCTGAGGTGCATCTGGCATGGGTACTTGTTGCCCGGAAGCTATTATTTGTTTCGCCGAAGCTGCTGCTTGTTGATATTGCTGAGTTAATTGAGTAACAATCTGTTTTGCCATCGCTGGGTCAGAAATTAATTGTCCATTTACCCGCCAAGCAGGTTTAGTAGTATATTCATAAAAATCATTTTCGGTGAGTAAATCTTCCCGATTACTCCACGATTCAAAGATGCGGAACATATTTTCTTGAACTTTATGATATCTTTCATAACCCCGTATATACTCATCACCCTTCCCGAAGGAAACAGTGGTTTTAGTTTCAGTATCTTCCGGGAATATAACTTCATTATCATCTTCTCGATTTGTTGTAGGTCTATCAGTATCAAAGTTATCAGTTGACGCATTATTTATCGCTTTCTTATACATCGGGTATAAAGACTTCGCCTGATCTTTCGTAAACAAGCGGGAAACAATAATATTTTCTGCATCACTGCATGATCGCTCACGACTATTAGGGTCTACATATACATTAAGCGGGTCTATATCTTTAAGCATGACCTCACCCTTCCCCATATCTGCTTCGGGGTCTTCATACACTAGCATACAACCCATCCCAGTTACATAATAGTCGTCAACTATATTCCTCAGTATTTGGTCTCCATCTGATATCTGCCATATATATTCTAATAACCCATTAAGAGTCTGAGCTACCTTATTATCGCTATCTTCTCTAGGAGATACTCTAAACCCAGGCTTATTACTCGTAAGCATAGCCTTCGCAGCTTCTACGGCTGGATGAATTCTATTTACAACTATTGCTGCTTGCCCCC